TTCTGCCGCCGCAGTGGGAGGAGCCGGTAAGGGCTCCGGTAAATCTTCGTCGTCCTCAATAGTGAGGCTGTCGCACTCAATAAGGCCTGCGCCGTCGTTGGCGGGGATGGTGACCTGGGAGTACTCCACCAGACGCTCGATCTTGATGACGCCAATGAGCCAAGACTCCCACGCCTTGAGGGCGCGCTTGTCAAACTTGGTCAGGTCGTAGCCGTTGTTCTTGGCGTAGTCGAGCAGCTTTTGCCCGTTCTCAAACCAGAAGTAGCCCTCCGAGGACAGGAAGAAGCCGATGGAGAGACCCACAGACTTGCCCGCTTCCAGACGCTCACGGGCAATGGTGCGAGCGGACTGAGCCGCCGGGGTGTCGTGGTAGACCGCCTCTCCGTAGAGCGCTTTGCCCCGCTCCTCCAACAGCGTGGGATAGGCAATGGGGTCTTCGCTCCACTTGTGGCCACGGGCAATGAAGCCCTCCTTGAGGAAGCGCTCCATGGTGCCATCAAAGGCCCCTGGGAAGATCACCTCGCCGCAGTAACCGATCGAGTACGGCGTGCCTAGGATGCTGGGGTTGCCACGCAGGGTGTTACCCTCGACTTCTAGCTCTTGGGCATCGGCCATGCGCAGATCAATGTCACGCAGGAGCGCCAGCGGCTCATGCTCGCCAGCGCGGTGGAACTCCTGCCCGATTGTGGTTGGCATGAGTGAGCGCAAGGTGGCGCGACTGGTCGGCTTCCAACCTCTAAGCACTTTGGCCACCTCCTCGCTTAACCCACCCGCCCTTGCCATCGCTCACCAGGTCGGCTCGGCGCACGCCCGCGGGGAGCTGTGCGTGTCCAGGACAGGGAGCACCCTCGGGGTAGGTGCCTGAGCCAGAGCCCGGGAAGAGGAGCGCGTGAGGGATAAGCAAGTCGCCGCTCTTGCCCGTGCGCTTAATCTTGGTTAACATTGTTGTCTCCAGGTTTGTCTGTCGCCACCGGGGGGGGCTTGGTGCGCAGCGCTTCGAAGCGTGCCAGGTCGGTATCGTCCAGGGGCGGCAGTCCCGCTTCGACTCTCGCCTCGTTGATCTCCATGAATGGCCCCCCCGTAGCATCCTTGAGGCGCTTGTACATCTCGTTGCGGTTGGGGGCGAGCGCCGCCACATCCGAGAGGTCGGGGCGTAGGATCACGCTTTCTGAGTCTTCGAAGAGCGGGACGAGCTGCACCGAGAGCTCACCAGAGACGGCCAGGAGGCGGGGGATGATGCCGTCCTCCCACGAAGACTGGCGAGACCCTTGCTTGTTGTTGTAGGTGGCTTCTTTGAGACCCACATTGAGCTCGAGCACAATGGGCGAGATGCCAATGAGGGCGCAGATCCGGGCCTCTGGTGTGTCGCTGGCGTGGTCCAGGAGAAGCTGCTCGGGCGAGAAACCCAGCATGTCAATCTTGGTCGTTGTCTTGAAGGCGAGTGGCTTACCCCTCTCGTCGCCGGAGGTGCGATCCTGCACGATGTCGCGGATCTTCTCAAGCTCCTCGTCGCCAAACTCGGTTTCTTTGTCCCCAGGGGAGATCACAAGACCCGGCACACCCATGTTGCTAATCAGGGTGGCCTCGTAGTTCTCGATGTCGTGCTCTTTGGCAATCTGGCGCAGGGCGGTGCCCAGACGAGAGAGCGACTTGCGCGGGTTACGCGGATCGAGCGTGCCCTCGCGAAAGTGCAGCACATCCTCAACAAGCAGCGGAACCACCACGCCGTTGGGTTGGGTGTAGGAATAGTGGGTGATCCAGTTTTCCGTGGTAGCGCCCCCGGGCCAGGCGGGCTCAATCATGGTATGGGGTATCCACCAGAGCTCAATAGGCAAGCCCGCATTGTCACGCACCACGTACCAGTAGGCATTGCCACTCACCACCAGGGAGAGCATGGTGCTGGCCATCAGCACCTGGTAGGAGTAGTAGCGGTTGGGCTTAGCCAGGAGCTGCTCGATGGCGTGAGGGGTGCGCTGGGGTTTGTCCTGGCCCGCAACGCGCCGGTAGGCCACCAAGGGGGCCTGGTGGACATTAGCCCCGATCCAGCCAATGGCGGCAGCGACGATCGACGAGGACCACAGATCCCCCGCCCTTGCCTGGTAGTTGCGCGCCGTCCCGGGGAAGACGATCGTGGGGTTTTTGAAGTTAGTGCCGCGCGGGTTGCCCGCCGGTGAGGACACCGGGAGGGGCGCGTTTCGACTAAACCAAGTTGTTGGGTTCCACCACTTCACAATATAAACCGTAAGAAGTGGCCGTTTTTGTGGGGTTTTTCCGAAAAAAAGTTTGAGTTATTTTTTGGCCCTCTGCGAGCACTCTAAACAATGCCGCCTTTGCGCTTGTTGCTCAGGGCGTCAAAGGCATCCGCGGCGGCGTCCACCGCGTCCTTCTTGCTACCCGACAAGGGGAAGTTAGCCAGCATCGTGAGCGCGGCGTCCAGAGTGGTCTGCCCGGCGTAGGGGCCGCTGGTGACGCGCCTTTCGCAGCGCACCGCCGAGACGTTGGACAAGTTGACTTGAGAGGCGAAGGGGCGAGCGCGAGACTCCTTGGAGCCAGTGACCGCCACCACCACCACAGGGTAGCCCGAGAGGCGCCTCCCGATGGTCTGAGCGTCCCTCTTACCCGCGCTGCCGGGGTCTTGGGCCAAGCGCACCGTGACCTCTCTACCGTCGCGCTGGGCCGCTGCGTCAATCTGGGCGTCTACCTCATCAGGAGAGCCTTGGAGCAAGATCACGTCCAGGATCCAGTAGCGACCGCTAGCGTCCAGGCCCATGAGCACGCCCGCGCTGTAGTCCCCTCCCCGTGGCGTGGCGGCGATGTCCCAGGCACGAACCCGGCGCACGAACTTGGCGGGCGGGATGTCGAGGTTTATGCGCGTTGTCTGAAACATCCCCCCTGAGTCTGGCACGGGCACGCCCTGAAACTGCCCGGCGAAGGTAAACGGGTCGGCCAAGCGGAGCTGCTCTAGCTGCTCGGCGGTGCGCATGGGAGAGAGCGGCTCCCCGATGGCCCGGCCGGTGGGATCGCTCCCGTCTTCGTTGGCGTCGGCCAGGGCGGGAAAGCGGTAGTACTCCCAGCCGCCCTCCCTCTGAAGCTTCCCCGCCAGGTCGTCAAGGTGGTAGCGGTGAAACATCACCACCACGTTGGTCTCGGGCTTCACGCGGGGCTTGGCGGTCTGAGTCCACCAGCGCCACACTGCCGTGTTCACCGCCTCACTGAAGGCGTCGGCAGCGCTCTTGTAGGGATCGTCAACGATGAGCGTGTCCACACCACGCCCCACGAACCCCGAGAGGAGCCCCAGGGCCTTAAAGCTGGGCTGGGCGTCGCGCAAAGCGGCTCTGGGGCCAGTGGAGAACTCCCCCATGGCGGCGTTGGCAGAGATGCTGGACTCGGGAAAGTCGCGTGCGTACTCTGCACTGGAACAGATGTCGCGGATCACGGCCCCAAAGTTCTCGCTATGGCTCTCGTTGTAGCAGGCAAGCCCAACACGGTGGAGCGGGTCATGGCCGATTAGGTAGGCGGGGAGGCGCTGGGAGACAATGATGCTTTTGCCGTACTGGGGCGGCCCATGGAGCAAGATGCGCAGGCCCTTCTCGTGGCGCAGGCGGTCCAGGATCGGACACAGATGGTCTTTCTGCCAGGGGTGCAAGTCGAAGGTGACTGTACTGGCAATGTAGTCAGCCAGGTGTTGGGGGACTTGCCCGCGCTTGTGGTTACTCTTGGCCTTGCGCTTCCTGTGCTCCCACTCGGCCTGCGCTCGCAGTTGCCAGTATGACTTCGATTGGGACTCCGCGACGGAGCTGCTCGATCTGCTCATCCGAGAGGCCCTCCATGTCCACATGCTGGAGCGTAATGGCCTTGCGTGGATCGACGAGCCCCCCAATGTCGGCAAGCGCCGCGCGGTACTCCCTGCCGAGGCGCACCTTGTCGAGCTTCTCCATGTCCCGCAATCGCCGCCCGTCCTCCGCGAAGAGTTCGAGCTCGAGCGCCTTGGCCAGCTGCGCCAGCTTCAAGATCCGCTCGCTCTTTTGCGCCAGGCCCGACTGGATCGCCTGCTCCTCCTTGCGGGTGATGGCCTCCAGAACCTCGGGGAGAGAACGGTAGGGGGTGAACGCGGAGTCCACCAAAGACCCTTTGAACCCCACCTTTTCCAGCTCTTTGCGGATCTGCGAATTGGTGTCTCCCGCAATAATCCGCTCGATGATCGTGTCTCGATAGTTGCGGCTTAGCTTGGGTGCGGCCATAATCGAATCCCTTCAACTTTCTTCAGCCCGCGCGATCTGTCTCAATCGCCGCACAGCTTCTCTCTCATGGTCCCTGAGGCCCATCTCCGTCACTCCGATCAGCTTAGCCAAGGTGGTCGGGGCCATGCCCGACAAGCGCCCTAGGATCGCCACACGCTGGCGAATAGTGAGACTGGCCTCCTCTACCAAATCCTCAACGTCCTGGCGTGATTCCAGTGCGTCAAAGCCTTCACTGCTCAGCCCAGCAGCGCCTAGCTCCAGTGCGGTGGCAAAGAGCTGAGATCGCCTCGCCTTAGCCCGACCCATGTCTCGCACCACGTAGCTGGCCACCTGCTCAATGTAGCGCAGGGTTGCGGGGTCGCTGGTGTGGCAGTACTCCGGCTCGATGCGGTGGAGGCGCACCCAGACCTCAGTGAGCAAATCCCCCGCGTCCTCACCAATCTGGGATCGCCACCGGGGCAGGGTGCGCTCTCGCCATGTCAGGTAGACACGCTGGAGATCCGTCAAGGATACACCTTCCTAAGCCACTCCAGCTCTGTCCTACCCTCGTTGGGCTCATACCAGCCCTTGCCGCCATGGATGTGGAGTACGGACTGGAAGAACTCCTCGTACATGGGGGCGACCTTATCAAACGTGAAGTTCTGCCCCCACCCATGACAATCCAGTGGGTTGATGTTGCCGATGTTGCGAGCGGCCCACACGAACTGCTCAAACGTGCGGCAGCGGTAGCCCGTCACCCCGTGGAGGTTGTACTCCGCCAGCGCTCCCCAGTCCGTGGAAATGACGGGAGTACCGGAGAGAAACGCTTCGACTTGCACCCCCGCGAACGGCTCGGTGTAAAGCGAGGGGACGAACAGGGCGCGAGCGTTGGAGAGCAACGTGCGGCGCGTGTTGGTGTCGGCGTAGCCTACCTCCGTAACGTGGGCGAGCTGCTCGGGGCTGTAGCCCATGCTCTCTAGGCTGCCCTGCCCTGCGACCACGAGGCGGGCTCCAATCGCCTTGGTGACCTCAATGGCGATGTGCACGCCTTTCCCGCTGTAGACCCGGCCCAGGAAAAGGAAGTAGTCATCCTTCTTCCGGGCATAGCCAAAGTCCTTGGGGTCGAAGTAGTTGGGGATCACCACGTCGTACCAAGGACTCGGGGGACAGTTGGCCACGCTCGCCAGCCCATAATAGGC